GTATTATTTGCCCTGTATTCATATTCTCCTTGGTGTATGCGCCTCGGGCATTCTGGCTGATGTGCAGGCCGAGCCAGGTTTTCATAATCTGGGCTATATCCTTTTTCTTCGGAAACCTGCCAGCGTTATTAGGCGTGGTTGCCACTGCCAAGAGCTGATTCTTGTATCCCTGAACCTTGTTCGCTGGGAGCCAGTTTGGCACCTTGAGTCCAGCCAGGTACTTGGCCTTGACATTGGCCAATTGATTCCTGCGAAGCACCTGGTTTTTAAAGTTCTTGATTGCCCGATTGACATTGGGTTTGAGGGCGCGGCCCTTGGCCCCCTTGGGAAGACCCAAGAGGATCTTTTCGAGAGCACTCACGTTGTTGTTGCGAGCCTCGTTGCCAAGAGCTCCTTGGGCCATGAGCATAATCTCAAAGTTTAGGTTATTAGGAGTTGATACCGAGTTGGACCGAGCGCTATTCACATTCTCGGCTCGCCGCTCACCCTTGTGTGCCAGAAGTGCAGGATACTTGTCGCGCGGTATCAGGCCGACCCACGTGGCATAGTTAGACTCTGGCAGGAAAGCCCGCGCGATTGCGTTCTGCTCTGCAGGTGGCATGGTGTTCCACTGACGCGGACGGTTCCCGCGCTTCACGCGTCCGTTCGGGAAAAAGACGACGGGTTGACCATTGACCAAGAGGTCCGGCTTATTAAAGAAGTTTTTAACCATCTTTTTAATCTCAGCGGCAATGTTCTCGAGTTTAGTCTTGTTCGAGACGGAAGCGATATTCAGGTTCCGAGCGACTCGCAGGAGTTCCTCACGGGTATACCTATCGTACTGCTTGCCGTTGATGCGAAGCTTGCCGCTCGAGTTGGTATTGACGTAATGGGTCCTCTTGTTGTGGGCCGCCTCTGGGCTTGTTTCAATCTCGAACTGGGCCTTGACTGTTGCCGGTATGCGAACGCCCGCCTTTTGGTACGCCGCCACGACCGTCTTGCGCGCCTCCCTGATCCCCTTGGGCATCTTGTAGAAATAGGGCCCCCCGCCCACCCCCGGTTTGACATAGTACCCATTCTTCACAGAGTTGAAGGTTGGTGCGCGGCGAGCCTCCACCTTGGCCGCGGGTGTCGCGCCCTCAGTGATTCCCAAGAGCGCACGGACAGACGCAGGCACGGCGACTCCTGCGTTCGCATAGGCACGGAGTGTCTTGGTCTTGACGAGCTTGAGATCTCCCACGATGGGGTAGAAGCGCGGCTTGCCATTCGGGCCGGGACGGACATAGAAGCCGTTGCGGGTATTGTTGTATCCACGGGCCAACTCATAACGTGCATTGAGCATGCGAGCCTTTTTCGCGCCAAGATTCTTGCGCATAGGAATGGGCGGCTTGGCAATCCCTTCATATCCGCCACCCTTGGCGTACTTAAAGACAGCCTGGGGATTCACGCCGTATTTCTTGAAAAAACTTTCAAAGATGCGCGCGGAGAGGCCAACATCCTCAAACTTCTTGAGACCTATCGTAAGGATAGTTCCGTTTGTAAATATCTTCATACTCAGGACTGGCGACTCCTTCCACTTGATCTGGAGACCAGAGAATATCTCAGGGGTGTAGTCTCCGTCCCACTTGGTTTTGGGGACCTTTGCGGCAATCTCAGCCATGAGGTTTTCCAAAATTATGGCCCGGTTCACATTCATCTTTGTGTCAATCTTGTTGATCGTCACGGCCGAGTTCCAGATCCCGGGGTACATGTGCTTGTGAAGGAAGCGCAGGACCTGCTCGTGAGGACCCGTGCAGGTGATCTGAATCTGACCTTTATCGTAGTGCGTTACGTAGGCTGTGGAGTTTGGCGCCTTGAAGTCGATCTGGAAGGCCCATCGCTTCACGGACCCGAGCTTTTCTGCTCCGAGGAGAGAGTTGCGATTCTTGAGTCGGCGGACGATCGGGAGCTTCCCAGTCGCTTGGTATCCTGCGAGTTCCTTCACACCAGGGGGCAAGGGCTCGGCCGATAGGTCCTTAAAGGGGAACTGAATGGTGAGGGTCGTGGTTGTGACTGTAGGCCTTGTGAGCGCATAATCATACTTGTTAAACTTATTTACATACTCGGACTTTCTGGGTTTGTGAGCCAGAAGAGCTCGGCCAATTATACCGGCAGCTCGGGCCGTCTGCATTCTACTACATAACGGTATTTAAATCCTGGGCCAAGTCGCATCCAAAGACGAATGGTTGGGCCGCGAGTACCTGATCGCGCCAGGTCCGCGTCTCGGTCCTGACCTCGAGCTTGCGCGTGCTGAACGGACCCGCGTAAAAGTCCGGGTTGAAGCGCGGCCGACCCAAGTTGTTCTCCTGGCAATGCTGGTTGAAGCTCGTGACGAACTGCTTCTGGGGACAGAACATCTCCTTGCCATAGGAAACCTTCTCGCTCGCCAGAAAGTGCTGGAGCGTATTGGTCACCATCGCCACCTGGTTCTGGATATCCAGGAAGTACTTGGGGACGACATTCCAGATATCCTGGTCACTGTACTTTTGCGAGTACTCGAGGTAGCCCCGTACGCACTTGCACAGAATCGCATCCATCTCAAGATCGAGCTTCTCATCGAGGTGAGGGTCCGCCTCTGCAACCTGTCGGCCAAAGTTCCAGGTCATTAGGCGACGAAGGACAGACCCCGAGTTGTCCTTCCAATGCGGGACCTCGTTTCCTGCCAGGATTCCCGGTACCGTCCACGTGAGACTCACAGCCGTCTTGTTCTTGCGAGCGATACTCATATCCTCGCCCGAGACCAGAGACTGGAACTCGGACTGCTCGAGGGCCATATCGCCCTTGATCTCTGGACTGATGAACATGAATCCTTCGTGGATGCTCTCAAGTCCAAACTTCTTTTCGATATTGTTTGAGAGTGTGCGGACATCCTGGCCCTCGTAAAACTTCTTGCAAATTTTTGTAATGATTGTAGACTTTCCAGAACGTGCGATACCCTTGAGGAAGGGGATCACCTGCCACGAGTCCATCTCGTTGACCGGGAAACACAGACGACCGCAGAAGACGTAGAGCCAACGGGCCACATCCTCCGAAAACTCTTGGTAGTCCATGACGGATTGCATGTGGGGCGTCTCGATATCATACCAGTCAACCATCTGAATATTGTCTGTGTTGAACTCTTGGTCGAAATACTTTGAGGAAACAATCGTCGGGTCGAGGTGCTTGAATTCATCAGAGGTGTACGAGTAGAATCGCGCCTCGTAGACGGGCCGGGACGCCTTGCAGTCCTCGGTCAGAAACTTGCCGACAAAGATGCCGTTCCTGAAAGACCAGACGTTTCGGTTCTTCTTGATAGGAGGGAACTGGAGATCTCGGCAGTTGGTCAGGTGCCGAATAGTGTCCGTGACGATGCTGCCCTTGCTGGTCATATTCTTCCACATATCGTACTTCTCCTCTTTTTGCGAATAGAGATAGACAAAGTCCTTGATATCGAGGACCGGCTTCCACGCCTTGGTCAGATGGCCATCCTCGGTCGCAATCTGCTTGCAGCAATAGTCTCCGTAGCGGCGCATCTTCAGCTTGTAGGTCTGGTCGAGCAGGTACAGGAGAAACTTTTGAAATGCACTCGTCGTGTCCTTCTCAGCCTCCCCCTCGCCAGAACTCATCGTCTGGCACCTGAAAATCTCAGACTCCATATCTCCCTTGATCGGCACATAGGTCGGGTGGTTGATGCGCTCGTAAGTCCTGACATAGCGGAAGATCATCTCGTAGGTGTCATCAACAGTCTCGATAAGTCTCGTAATTCGCTGGCCCATAGTAAACTCATTGCCAGTGACATCCTTGCTGGGCTCTTCACGAATCTTGAGCTGGCCTGAGTGGTGATACATGTCCGAACAAATAGACACGAAACGCCGCCGCTGCTCGGCAAGCGTGTCCAAATTTACATTTTTAATATTCCCGTCGTCGTATCCAAAGACGCGGAAGCCATTCTGCCAGGGGATATAGGCGTCCCCCTTTGCGTTCAGGCACATATGATCCTCGAGGTCTGTCACAAAGTTGTTGAGATCCTCGGCGCCCATATTCATTACATCCGAATGGTGGAGTTCCATCCGGATCTCGTGAGTTTTTTCAGGAGTGGTTCGATCGATTGTGTGGACACTCTCCATTTGTAAGAAAGGTCAAGATATTTTTAAGCAGGGATGGCGTCCTCACTCTCTACTAGAGCTGGTGCCTTGGCTGGGGTCTTGCTCAGGACACTCAGAATCTTAATAAGAATTTTGTTCTGCATTTCTAGTGCCGTCTTCACGCCAGCCATGGCGCTGGCCACAGTCTCGCCATCCTCGGTCGTGAACCAGGACCCCAGGGCGTCCATGAGGTCAGCCTCGCCAAACTCCTCATCCTCGTCAAACTCCATCTCCTCCTCGTCCTCCTCGTCCTCTACTGGGGGTGGCGGCTGCTTCATAGGAGGCTTGGGACGCTGAGACATTTAGTACTGTCCAGGAATTTACTTGGGCACATTTGCCGCGTTGGCGATTACGGCATTGACGACGTTCTTGTTGGCCAGGACCGCCTTGTTCTTCAGATTCTGAAGGTTCTTCATGGTGGCGTTGATCGTAGTCATGGCAGTCTTGACTCTGTTGGCATTCGCCTTGTTCGGCATGGTGGTTGCGTTGGCGGAGGCATTCACCATCTTGTCCTGATTTCGGAGCACGTTGACCGCGGCGTTCACTACGGCCGTATTGGCTTTCTTGGCGGCATTCAGGATGGGCGCTGGAACCACCCCATTCGGAAGTTTACCCAGGGCGTTGTTGGCGGCCATGGCCTGATTGGCCACGACGGCTGGCGGGACATTGGTCGACATTTCTTGTCATGTTCAAATATTTTTTCCCAGGCGCGGATTTGGGTCCCCAATTTTTTTCTTGGGGTATATCAAAATGGCCGGTGGACTTATGCAGCTCGTAGCTTATGGCGCCCAGGATGTGTATCTGACGGGTCAGCCCAAGGTGACTTTCTTTCAGGCGGTGTACAAGCGTCACACCAACTTCGCGATGGAGAACATCCAGCAGACCGTGAACGGCACCACGACCAACTCTGGCCGTGTGTCCGTGACCATTGCCCGCAACGGCGACCTGGTCGGCAACATGTATGTGAGCATGCTCCCCGTGACTGCCAACACGACCTCCAACAACAACGTGTTCGACACGTGCTGGATCGCCGAGCGCGCTCTGGCTGATATCGAGCTGACCATCGGTGGCCAGCGCATCGACAAGCACTACCAGACCTGGTGGCGTCTGTACGCTGAGGTTTTCCTCGGCGAGTCCGACAAGTACGGCTGGGGCAAGATGGTCTCGACCGGCGCTGGACTGAACAGCATCATCTCGACGGCCAGCATCAACGGCAACCAGCCCCGCGTGTACCTGCCCCTGCTGTTCTTCTTCAACCGCAACCCCGGCCTGTACCTGCCCCTGATTGCCCTGCAGTACCACGAGGTTCGCCTGGATTTCGATCTGACCTCTTACTACACCTCTTACTTCAGCACCGACTTCCAGGTCTGGGCCAACTACGTGTACCTTGACACTGAGGAGCGTCGCCGCTTCGCCCAGAAGGGTCACGA